TATTTTAAAACTACAAAGACAACGATAGATTCAATTAAAAACAATATCAAACTTCTTCTACAAACTAATCAAGGTGAAAGAATGTTTCAACCAAACTTGGGAATGAATTTAAGAAACCTTTTGTTTGAACCTATGACCGAAGACTTAACAATACAAATAGAAAATAATATTGTAGATGTGTTTGAAAGATGGCTGCCTTTTGTCGAGTTAAGAAATATAAATGTAGAAAGAAGAAACGAGGCAAATCAAACCAAAATTAATATAGAATTTAATATAAGAAGAGCACCTAATAGTTTAGAAAGTGTTCAAGTTACATTTGATGGTGTTAGTGGTGGAGAATCAACGACACAAGAAACTGGTGGAGCATATTAAAATGGCATATACAGAGAAACAAAAATTAGTACCAACGAATGTGAACTATACAAGTAAAGACTTTAGTTCAATAAAAGCTGATTTGATTGAGTATACTAAATCTTACTTTCCTGATACATACAAAGACTTTAACGAGACATCACCTGGTATGATGTTGATAGAGTTATCAAGTTATGTTGGTGACGTACTTTCTTATTACATAGATTATAATTACAAAGAAAATTTATTAGCAACAGCAACAGAAAAAAGAAACATCCGTAGGTTGTCAGAATTTCTTGGATATAAAACTCCAAACAAAACACCATCGGTTGTTAAGTTAAAAGTAGAGACAACAATAAATGCTGATGGAACAACAGGCGAACCTTTATTTGGTGAAGCACCATCCTCAATAGATAGCGGATTACAGATTGCTTCAGACATAGACTCACAGATTATTTTTGAAACAACTGATGAAATAGATTTTACATCAAGTGGTTCAGGTGATCCTGCTATAAGTGCTCCGATACTTGATGGTAATGGGGAAGCTAGTTCATATACTTTGACAAGATTTGTTAGAGCTGTATCTGGTCAGACTAAAACAAAAACATTTACAATTACGTCTCCTACTAAATTTTTAGAATTAGATTTAGGAGATGATGATGTTATTGAAATATTAAATTGTGAAGATGCTTCTGGTCAAAAATGGTATGAGGTAGATTACTTAGCACAGGAAAAGGTTTTAAAAGAAACTCACTATAGTGATTCAACTGATAGTACCATATCTGGCATTAGAACATCTGCATATGATCAAGGAGAATCCACCGACACTATATCATCCATACCTGTACCTTATGTTGCTGAATATATAAAGACAAACAAGAAGTTTACATCTAAGTTTGATGAAGATACACAGACATATAAAATACAATTTGGAAATGGTTTATTTAGATTTAGTAATTCTGGTTCAAATGTAGATCCTGTAGAACAAGCTGGTGTAACTATAAATGGGGTAAACATTTCTGATGTTGCTGGTTCTATAAGTAATACGATAGGTAACAATCTTAATTTAGGTGAATCACCATCTAATACTATATTAACTTTTACTTATAGAGTTGGTGGTGGAGCTGATTCGAATATTCAAGCAGGAGAACTTACAACTGTAAATAATCCACCAGCTGGTGTAACTATAACTGTAACAAATGATGAACCAAGTGTTGGTGGTACGGATGGTCAAACAGTAGATGAGATAAGAAACAATGCTTCTGCTTTCTTTGCTTCTCAACTTCGTTGTGTTACTAAAGAAGATTATCAGGCAAGAATATTATCTCTTCCACAGAAGTTTGGTAGTATTGCTAAGTGTTATGTTGAAAGATTAGATGGTGGAACTCTTTTAGTTTCTGCTCTTTCTTATAATCAAAGTAAGCAATTGGTTCAAACACCACAACTTGTATTACAAAATGTGGGAACTTATCTTAATCAATTTAGAATGGTAAATGACCAGGTAGATTTTGGATTTATATTAAGTGATAATTTATATTCTGGCTATGTGGTTAATTTTGGTGTTAGATTCGTAGTTAATGGTGACAGAAGATTTAATCTAACAGAAGTAAAAATAAACGTAATTGAAGTAATAAAAGATTTCTTTAAGATAGAAAATATGCAGTTCAGACAGTCAATAAATCTAAATGATTTACAATATAATATTTTAGGTTTAGATGGCGTGATTGGAATTAAAGAACTTAAATTATTTCAAGACGGGACTGATGAATATGCTAGTGGTAGAAAATTATATAGTTTACAAGGAGATGGAGATACTGTGTCTGGTGGAGAAACAGAGTATGGATTTCAGTATAATTTTGAAAATGCTCTTGTGGATGGGGTTTACAGACCGTCAATAACACCATCGGTATTTGAGTTAAAAAATCCTAATCAAGACATATATGGAAAGGTAGTATAATGCATAGATATTTTTTTATAACTAAAGATACTTTTATAAACAGCGGTTCAGATGTGCTTACTGGTCAAGATTTTACAGATAAGAATGTAGGTCAAGATGAGGTTCTCGAATTAAAGAAATATTATTTTAACAGAGAACTTCAAGGATTTACGAGACTATTAGTACAGTTTGATACTGATGAAATTAAGAACTATATAACTTCTTCTGGTATACCTAGTGATTACAAACTTAATCTTAGACTTTATGAAACAGAAGGAACAAGTGGGTTAAGTGAAAACTATACTATCATTGCTAATCCATTAACTCAATCTTGGGATGAGGGTGTAGGTAAAGAATCAGATGTTCCCAAAACCACTCAAGGATGTAGTTGGGAGTACGCTCAAAATAATCCAAACTATAAAGAAATACCTTGGTCAGATCAATATCCATCTGGTGAAAGTGTTGATGGTGCCTTTGCTTCTGCTAGTATAGATTTGTCAAATTTTCAATTTGCAGATAATAGAGATTCTCAATTTTTTATAAAAAATCCTAGCCCTTCATATCCAGAATTAGAAAGTTATCTTTTTCTCCTTAGTGGCGTACCCTTTACTAATGAAAATTTTAATAGATTTTATGCCTCTAACGGACAGTATATGATAGGAGGATCTGGTTCTCTTGATTCTGTTGGAAGTGCCTTAAGAGACACTATAAATTTATTTAATATAGATAATACAGTATTCGCATCAACTAGAGAATCAGGCGATGTTCGAACAGTTTCATCACCACATCATACCATTCTACAGTACGAAGGTGGTAGTATCATACCTTACAGCGCTTCTTGGGACGGAGCTAATTTACATCTAACTGCTAGCAGAACTGGAATAGAATTTAATTCTGTAGTCATATCAACTGGTTCGTTTACTGGAGGAAGTTATGCGACAAGTTCAGATACACCTTTCGGTGGAGGATTTGGTAATATTATAGATGGTGCTGGTGGAAATTACAATAGAGATTATGTAGCAACTCAATCTTTTTCTAGTGAATCTCCAGATGTCAATATGGATATTACGAATATTTCTAAAAAATGGTTTGACGGGACATTAACAAATTATGGACTATTAATAAGACTATCTGGTAGTAGTGATTTTGCTAGTGCTGATGAAAGTTATGAACTTCATAGTGGTAGTTTTGAAGACATCAAGTTTTTCTCAAGACAAACCAATACTATCTACTCACCGAAGATAGAACTTAAATGGGATGACCATCTACCAGCAACTGGCTCAAATACAGGTAGTTTAACTTCTTTGGATGTAAGTGGTAATAGTGAAAACTATTTGTATCCAATACATTTCAGAGAAGCCTATAAAGAAAACGAAACTGTTAAGTTTAGATTTGGTGCTCGTAAAAGATACATACAAAAATCATTTACAACATCAGTTCAAACTGTAAGTGGTAGTTTCATACCACATGGTTCAGGTTCTTATTCAATTATAGATATGGCTACAAACGAATCAGTTGTTCCATTTAGTGCTTACACAACAATGAGTTGTGATTCAACTTCTAATTATTTTAAACAAGATTTAGATGCTTTTGAACCTAATCGTGCTTATAAGATTTTGATAAAGGTTAATCATGATGATGGTCAAGAGATAATATACGACAACGATTTTGAATTTATATTGAGGACTTAATTATGGGTTATGGAACTCCAGATGAGTCAACAGGATTAAATCCGATTGTAGAAATTAATCTAAGAGCAACTGCAACTGATAATTTTTACTTTCAAAATAATCCTGAAGAACAATATGTAGGACTTTATCATCGTCATGAAGATGGAACTCTGATGATTGGTGGTGGTGTATTGGGAGTTAATCATGAATTAATTCCTGATGAAATTATTTTTAGAAAAATCTCTTATCAAGATATACAAGACACTCGTGAAAGGGTAAGTGACCTTTTTTATAAAATATGGTTTCAATCAAATACTCTTTCAAATAATGAACTTCTTTCTTTACAAACAACCATTCGTGATGGAAAAAAACAATCCGGTAGAACTGAAGAAGAACCGCTTGTATTTTATAAAAAAGATAGAAATACATTAGAGAATAGAAAAGATATTGAGGGTGATGTATTTGAACAAATGTGTCAATATATTTTCACTCAACAAATTATTGATTTAGAAAATTACTTTCAAATTATCCTACAAGAATTACCATCAGAAAATAATCAAGAAGTCGTTCAGTATGTAATGAGACTAAATCACGATGGAGTCGTGTTTGATATTAATGTAGCTAGAAAAGTTGGTAATGAATTTTCAGATATACTAAATTTAAGTCAATTAACAAAACCAAAGTTTGGAAGTAGAATTGATGCTGAAAAAGCTCGTGAAGTTTTAGACACAAATATATTTGAATTACTTCCAAATCAAACAACTCGTCAAGATGAGATAAATGACTTCTTTACACAGTTTGATGATTTAATAGGACCAACACCAGTCTTTCAAGACGTAGATGGTGATGGTGTTGGCGAAGACATACAAAATAAAGAACAAGACGAACAATCTCGTATTAGTTTTGAAAATCAACCAAATGCTTTTATAACAAGGTTAGACACACAGGCATCAGGTAGTAGTATTAATCAAGGTAAGACTCTTGAGTCGATGAGAAACAGACTTAACACTTATCTTGGTGATGTTGATAATGTTATTGAAACATTAGAGGATGATAGACCTGAGTATCGAAATGTCTCAAGTGGTTTTTTAAAAATAAGAAAACCAAATCAAGCAATAATAATAAGAGCACCTGGTAATGACTTATTAGAATTTCAAAAAATAAATTCCATTGGAATTCCAAGTTATTTAGAAGATGGTTTTACAATAACAATGTGGGTAAGATTTGTTAGTAAAACATCAGAGGGGACTCTTTTTAATTTTGGTAATCCTTTAGAAGAAAACGGAAGTGGGTTTAGATTAGAAACAAGAACTAATATTGATAATGCCGATAATTATAAAAGATGGATTAGATTAGCAGTCAGAGAGAGTGATGGGACTTTACGAGACAATCATTGGGGGGTGAGTAATAGAGCAAGACTAATTGATGGAAGAAACCCTATTGATTTTTATGGTAATTCTGTGATACATCAACTTTATCCTAATATACCAACTGAAGATTTAAATGAGTGGTATTTTATTTGTGCGACTTATGATCCAAGTGTTGTAGAAGAAGGCAGTGAACAAAGATTTAACAAACAGTATTGGTTAAACCATGTTAATCAAAATAATGAGCTTGTTGCTTATAGTGGTCTTGGAGCTAAATGTAAAGTAGAGATAATAAGTCGTTCTGATTTACTTAGAGCTCGTGGGTTTAAAGTTGATGATTTAACTATAACTGCAGAAGAAGACACAAGTACCACTACCGTAGAAGACAATCCACCAGTCGTTAATTTTTCATTTACAATACTAACATCTACTGAAGATGGTGAACAACAAGAAATAAGTATTGATGTAGTTGAAGGAGGCAATGAGACTGAACCCGTTAACGAATCACCCATCCAAACAGAACAAGAACCAGTAGAAAGACAAATACAAGAGCAAGAACAACAAGAGGATTCCACACCTACAATTACAATCAGAAGTGGTGGAGGTTATTAGTGGCTAAATTTACAAACATAGAAAACTTAATAAATCAATCATATCAATCTATTGCTGGTGAACCACCAACCGATAATCGAGTTGAGTTAGGAACAAAAACTCTTGATGACAGAGATTTTTGGGAAAATATAAATTTCAATGAAGATACCTTTCAACCCTACTTAACTGGTAAATTAGAGACATTAGAAACTGAAGTTAGGGATGGGATAGTTTATCGTAGAAACATTGGACTGTTTTCAACCTATCAATACTCTGTTGATGCTTTACCATTTGTTACAGATCCAAATAACGATGATGAAATAATAAGATTGGATGAATACTATGATAAAAAAAATAATTCAACTGAATATTATTTAGCAACAGAAGGTAAGATTAATTATTATCTGTATGCTAGGGAAAGTGGAAGACCAACACCAGATGGGCATATAGATAATTACATGGGAAGAAATGCTATAACCAGATTTGATAGTTTTGCGAATAGGGAAGGAGAAACAGGTTTTTATTTATTTAAATTAAATTGGGGTGATGGGACTTCGATTGAATTTACTGATAGACCAAAATTACTTGAAGAGTCTGTATTGTTGGAACACTTTTATGAGAAGCCAGGTTTCTATACTATTTCTGGTGTAGTGTATGCTTTATTCAAACCTAACGATGGAACAGATAGAGAAGACATAGGTGGATATGAAAGGTTTGAAACAAACATATTATTAAACCCATCAAAGAACTATGAATTTAATTTATATGACTATGATAATTTTGCTACTATAGGTGGTATTAGTTTAGATTCGACTTTAATTAAATCTTCTTTGAATACCATAGGAATTAATCCCATAAACCCACTTGATGACCAAAGAGCATCATCTGAAAACATAGAGAAATTAAATCTACTAGATAAGTTACAATTGTTTAATTTTTTAAACAAAGTTTCGGATTCTTTTTTAAATAAATTTGAAGATTTATTAGAACCTTATTCTCCGATAATTGCTAACTTTGAATTTGAAATAATAGAATAGAGGAATTAAAATGAGTAAGACAATTCAATTTACAGATACTTCAACAAATGCCAATACTTACTTTTGGGACTTCGGAGATGGTAACACTTCAACCGAAAGAAATCCAATACACACCTATCAAGAAGACGGAGAGTATGTCGTTACTCATACAGTATTTAATGATTCTGGTCAAGCTTCTACAGAACAAACTATTAGTCTAGGTATTACACAAGTCGATGAACAAACACAAATAGACGATACTGAACCAAATCCAATCAATCCACCTTCTGGATATAATCCATTACAAGGTGAGTTTTTAGCTGGCACCATAAGTCCCCAAGGTCAATGGATATGGAATGGTCAGGCTTGGAATAGATTAGAATCTAAACCAATCAATCCACCCTTTGGATTTGAACCATTAGATGGTGAGTTTCAAATTGGTGCTTTGAGTTCGAATGAGCAATGGAGATGGGATGGTTATCAATGGAATTTGAATGTTGGCGATGAGGGACAAGAACCTGTACAAGAATCTCTACAAGAAGAGACTGTTGATGAAGGCATTTCTTCATATCAAATAACAATAAATGAAATAAGTGAAGCAACAAATTTTGATTTGATTAATTTAAGAGTGATAGGTGACGGTGGAATTTTATTGCCATCTGATTCAACTTTTACTGCAGGACAACAAATAGAACTTGGTTTAGGTTTTCCAAATCCAGGTTCAAACGCAACACCGATTGGTATTAATAAACCATCTAATATTCAAATAAGACCTTTCATAACAACACCAGAGAATTTAAATATAGAATTAATCGAGGATGATATAATAACTTATGACGATGGGTTCGAACAACGAAATGTAGAATATTCATTTATTATGCCAAATCAGAATGTTGAAATAACAGCAAGAGCTTTTTTCTCTCCACAAGAGGATACTGAGGAAAGTGAGGAAAGTGATGTTGATGTTGACATACCAGAAGAAGAAGACCTCGGAACCGGACTTGGTGGAGACACCGATGAACAAACCCAAGAGGGTGAAAACCTTTTTGCCTATAACCTTACTCTTAATGAAGAAAGTGAAGGTAACCTCGACCTTATAAATTTGAGTAGTGGAGGGACATATACAGAAGGAGATGAAGTCGAGTTTGTTATATTTTTTGTGACTGGTTATGATCATTCACCTTTTGATGTTCAGTTAAGACCGTTTACTACGACACCTGAAAATTTAGAAATACAATTAATAGATGATAATTCATATACATTTAGTAGTGGTCAAGAAGGAAGAGATGCTACATATAGATTTACAATGCCTAATCAAGATGTTTCAATAAACGCAATAGCTTTTCTTCCATAGGAATAATATTCATGTCCACGACATTCATTAATAAAAAAACAACAAACACACTCAAAGATACTGGTCTTAACAATTTTGATTTGGCAACGACTAGAATTTACAAAGGTGTCAAACCAATGTGGAGACATCTTGGCTTTCAAAGTGATGATAGTGATAAACCAAATGAAGTTATTTATTGGAATAATATCATACCAAGTGAATTTGATTTTTTAAATAAAAGTGGAATTCAAATTCAAGATGGTGATGAGCCTATGAAAGGTTCAAAAACACCAAGAACACCATACAAAGAAATAATCATCGATGAAGATGATGAGCAGGTGTGGGACGATAATTATCTTTATCCCATATTACCAAAGATAAATAAGTTTGGGGAGTTTGTTGAAGATGTAAATGTTGAAGGTTCATATGGTAGGGATGGTGCACCAATAACAAATGAAAACGATGTTGATGGTAATTTAATATTAGATGTTGATTTTGGAGTAACCACAACAGACAATTTGATTGACAAAACAGACTTTAGTGAACTTGATTATAATCAAGATTTTGAACTTTCACTTGATGATAATTTAAGATTAAAAACAGATACTTTTATTATACCAGATAGCATAGAAAAAGATAATTCAGAGCAGGCATTCTAATGGAATACGGAAAAAAAATTAATTATCCATCGTGGAAAAAACCTGGCACATATCCCACTACAACTAGAAAAGAGCTTGGTTTAAATAATGATGACTTAGAAAAGTTTTCATTGGGTAATTGGAATTCAATTATTTCTTCAAAGAGAGTATTTTCAACTGGTGATTTAACTACTTATCCAACTGAAAAAGGTAGGCCTGTTTCTATTCGTCTTGCGAGCAGTTTATTAATAGCAAATGGTTTCAACATCGCTAGATATAATAAGGATGAAAACGGCAATATTATTCGTGATAGCATTGTTTTACTTGACGATGTTGATATAAATAATCTAAATGAAATAGATAATATACCTCCGTTTAATCCCGATGATTTAAATACTGAAGGTAATCCAGTGTTGGGGGGTATTAATATCACCGGTGTGCTTACGTTGCCGGCAGCATTGCAAAGAAGACACTTTGAAGTTTGGGGATATTATTTTACTGGTGCGAATTTAGAGGATGGTGTTTGGGAAGATGATAGACAACTAAGAGAAGAAAGAAGATTAGAATTTGAAACAACTACAGCATTTATCAAACCAAGAGAGCCTGAAGAAATTGAGGTAGAAAATCCTGAAGGTATTGATTTCATACCACTTTTATTTGAATTCGAAACGGGTGACGATGTAGGTGTGACTTTTGAAAGAGAACTTACATTTGTAGAGTTTAATAATCCAGCTTTTTCAAATAATCGAACACACGAACTATTTTGGCCAAAAGCATTGTTTGTTAAAAGTCCAACTGAGGCAATTAGGGCAGGATCAAACCTATTAAACCGAAGACTCACACCTATTGTGAGTGTTCCACAAATAAGCGACTCTGGTTTTTGGGAAGCTAACATCGTAGACTATACATTTTTTACACGCGTAGGAGGTGATAGACAGTATACACCATTTTTAAAAAATCTTGGAGCACCACTTTTTGAATATAATTTTATTCTTGATACTGAACAATTTATTAATAATTTAATTCCGCCAAGTGAGTTGTTTTTAGTAACCACGAAAACTGAGAGTGGTAATGAACCTTTATATTATGATGTGGATGAAAGTTTAGAAAAATACAATGATACTTCCTATCCTTTTAAGGTTATACTTAACGTAGAGCTGCTTGACCATCCTAATTTTATAAATGAAATTGTAGAATCAGAGATTCCGATAGACAGACTTTTTTACTCATCAATACAAACCGAGATAGATGATATACTTAATGAATTTTCACTAATTGGCGATATTAATAAATCATACTTTACCTATCAGATAATACAATGGGGTGATGAAAAAACTTTATTGACTGATGAACAAATTAAAAATACATATTTTTTCAGCATGTATGACTTAGAGGAGTATCCAGGCAGTGACAATTATTTTTTGAAAAAATGGTTAGCATCTCAAGCAAAAGAAACAAAACCAATACAACAAATATCAAATCATGTTTACAATACACCTGGAGTAAAATCTATAAAAATAATTGTTTATAGGTATGATAAGAGTAGAACGTTTTTAGTACAAACTTATTTAGTGACAAAAAATATAGTCATCAACGATGGTGCTTTATTAAGTCAAGACTTTTCAATGTTTGGTGGAACTGATTTTAATTTTTTACCGATTAGTGAGAATCAAGCAGTCATAGGTGGATTAGACGAAGATTCTAATTATAACAATTCTGTTTCTAAAATTGTTAAAGATGATAATTTTGTGCAAGAAGATTATTTAGAAAGAGTATCGTCAAAAGATTACATACGAAAATTTAATAATGAAATATTAGGAAAAACACCAGGTCAATTAGATTTAAGTCAAACAAGAATTTTTACAGAGTCAAGGGACATATATGATTTCATAGGTGGTGATAAATTAGAGTGGATAAATAATGGTTCAGGTAGTTTGCCACTCAATAGTTTAGCAACCGACATATTTATTAGAGATGATAAATGTGTTGTTGATTTAAATCCAACTAACTCAGAATTTCTTACAATACAAAATCAAATGGGAACAAAAGAACAAGGAATTTTAATAGGAGACTATAAAGTAAACCAACCAAAAGATGGTAGAGTTCAAAAACAAGGGGTGATGCAAACTCCACTTTTAGAAACAGATAATGACAAACAAGCATTTTAATGGAAATACTACAACCATATAATAATAATACTTTACAATTAATATCAGATGATACTTCTTATGAATTCACACCTGATTTGTTACAGAGTGGTGTAATAAAATTATCTGTATTTTCTGATGTCAATTCTTTTTTAGACTTTTCTATATTAGAAGAGGATATTGATTTTTATGTAAGAGACAATGACCTTTTTCTTAAACCTAATGAGTTTTTAGATAGAACTGGTTTTAGTGAAGGTAACTATAATTTACAATATGATTTTTTAAATAGATTAGATACGAGTGATTTTAATATATCTGAAATATCTCCAAGTAGACAAGAAATAAGAATAAGTATAGTTGGCTCTGAAATAGGTGATAACACTCAAAATGATATTGTTTCATTTATGCAAGGTAATGAAGATACCTATCAGTTTAATTCTTACTTAGAATTATCACAAGGAAGATTGATTCCTATTAATGGCTATGCTTTTGATAATGTAACTAATGATAAAAGAACTTTGGTATTGAAATTAAATGAACCACTACCAGGTGATATATCAGTTTTATCAACTGATTTTAACGTATCAAATAAATTTTTATCATCACAAACCGAAACAATATTTTTTATTGACCGAGAAGGTCTTGCTGTAAGTGGGTTGGGGTTATCAATTGATGATGGATATGTTACGGAACAAACATCGGTAATTGACTCTTATGACACCTATAACACAATTACAGGTTCTGTTGGATTAAATTTAGTAGAAGAAATTGTTAGACAACAAAAAGATTTAAATCTTAACATAGACTATACAAAATTTGACAATCATGTTTTCTTTGGTTCAGCAAAATCTAAATTAGAAAACTTCAAAACCAAAACAGTAAAATTAGAAGGACTATATTCTGAGATAAGCTCATCTCTTAGTTTTTTAAACAGTTCAAATAAAGTTATTGACAAGAGAAAAGACTTGTTTAAAGAAGTTAAAAAAATAGAGGACGAGTTTACTCACTATGAACATTTTATGTATCACGATGGTCAAAGTTACTCCACTTCATCAGCACCTGGTGTTGGGGATAATTTTGCTGGTAAGAACTATGTTAATAAAGTAGATGATAGTTTTACACCTTTACAAGACCATGAGGGAATTGATAATGTTTATAAAAAATCAAAAGATGGATTTGTTCATCTTTTCACAGATGTTTATAATGTTGAAGATACTCCTTTTTACAATTCAAATGATTTCTTTTATCTTTCATTTATTTTAAAAGGTGGTGGTGATAATGAAGGTAAGTATAGATTAAATATTAGTGGTGGTTTGGCAAATGAAAATTATGATACTAAAACAGAAAAAACAAAACTAGGAAATTACCTATATTTTAATGATAGGCAAATTCCATTTGATGCTTGGAGTGGTTCTGTTGTATTGAATCCAGAAACAACAGGATCAGAATATAGAAGATATATATTTAAAGCACAACAAAATTATTTTAGACCAACATCAAAAGTTACTCCAAGTTCAGATACAAGACTTGTATCTGGTACATATGAGGATAATTCTAGCTCTTGGCAAATAGTAACTGGATCTATGGTAAGAGAGTTGACAACAGATGGGACTGGTGCTGGAATTATTGATGTTCATGGTAATTTTACTAATTATTTCTTTCCATCAAACTTTGATGAAGAGAATCTACCAAGTTCATTTGCAAAACGTCCTACTATAATATTACCACAAGGTGACTTATTTCCAGTATTTACACAAGAGAGTGTAGACAAAGAAGCATTTTTTACAGATGTGGTATTAACTAAAAATAATCCCACAAACATACATCCTTTCTCAAAAATTTATAGACCACCAAGTGGAAGTTATGCTGGTTCATCAGAGTGGAATGATTGGTATAATACAATGGAAACCATTGCTGAAGATTATGATAATAATAATATTCATTCTCTAGTAAATAACTTACCAGAGTTTTTAAGAACTGGTAATGAACATAAAGTCCTCAGAGATTTTGTAAATATGTTAGGTGAGCAGTTTGATTTACTAAGAAGTTATATTGACAACTATCATAACATTTATAAACTCGGATACAAAAATCCAAATGCTAT